AATGGAAGGTGAAGATAAAGTTACCTTTCAAGCAGAGTTTCTTACTCCTCCTCCTGAAGACGGTGTAATGTTTGAAAAGGTAGCTATACAGATGATTAATGATATTATGAAAGAAATGGTATGAGAACCGCAGTAGTAATACCTGCTAGGTTAGAGTCTACTAGATTTCCAGAAAAAATGTTAGCTAAAGCAACTAAAGAGCACTCTCTAATTCAGAGAGTGCATCACTGGTGTTGTTGTTATCATGATAAAGAAGATGTTTACGTTGCGACAGATAGCAAAAAAATAGCTTCTTTATTTCCTGGTAAAGCTATTATGACTAGCCAGGATTGTGTAAACGGAACAGCTAGAGTTGCTGAAGCTGCTAAAGATCTAGATTACGAAAATATTATTAACGTGCAAGGAGACATGATTGATGTTCCTCCTGTGTTTGATATGTTAATTGGTAGATTACTTAACTATGATGTAGCAACTGTTTATACTCATTTTAACGATAAGCAAAGACAAGATCCTAACTCTGTTAAGATGGTTCATAACCTTATGACAGCACAATGGTTTGCTAGAGGCATTACTGGTTATGGTGATTGGCATTTAGGTATATATGCCTATAAAAAATCTGCACTTATGGCTTATAATTATCTTACAGTATACGAACCTGAAATGTATGAATCTTTAGAGCAATTAAGATGGTTACAGAATGGTTATCAAATTGGTGTGGTTCATACTAATGATCCATGCGCAGAGGTTAATACTAGAGAGGATTTGACTAATTGGCAATTGATTCACCAGAACTAAGAAAAGGTATATTATATAATCTGCTCAAAAGTGATGAGTATTGCCAGAAAGTATTACCTTTTCTGACAAAAGAATATTTTACGGAGAAGCATGAGAGTATTATATTTGAAGAGATTTATAAGTACTATACTAAGTATAATAACTCTCCTAAATCAGCAGCAATTAAAATTGAATTAGAATCTCGTAACGATCTTACAGAATCAGTTTATAATGAATCTACAAAACTGTTAGATGCTGATGTAGAACCTATATCTAAAGTAGAGTTTCTAGTTAATAAGACTGAGCAATGGTGTCAAGAAAGAGCTATTGTCAATGCTGTTTATAAAGCTGTTAACGTTATCGGTGGTGATGACAAAAAGACGCCTATGTCAGCGCTACCTGAAATATTAACAGATGCTATATCTACATCGTTTGACAAGACTGTAGGTCATGATTATATAGATGAAGTTGACGATAGATGGGAGTTTTATAATAGAAAAGAGCTTAAAATACCTTCTGGTTTAGAGCATTTAGATTATATTCTTAGAGGAGGTTTTCCTTCTAAGACTCTAGGTGTTATTATGGCTGGTACTGGTGTTGGTAAGTCTCTCTTTATGTGTTCTATGACTTCTAATCTGGTAGAATCTGGTCATAACGTTCTTTATATTACTATGGAGATGGCTGAAGAGAAGATTGCTCAACGTATTGACCAGAACTTACTTAACTTAGCTGGTGAAGAGTTAGAGACGATTGCTAAAGACTCTTTCTTAAAACGTTTTGATAATCTTAAAATGAAGACTAATGGTAAGCTAGTAGTTAAAGAATATCCTACTAAGTCTGCTCATGCAGGTCATTTTAGAGCTCTACTAAAAGAGTTAAAAATGAAGAAAGACTTTGTTCCTGATCTAATATGTGTAGATTATCTTAATATTTGTGGTTCTATGAATACTGGTAAAAATGCTAGTTCGTATGAGCAGATAAAATCTACTGCTGAAGAGCTTAGAGCTATGTCTATGGAGTTTGATGTACCTGTATTAACTGCTACTCAGACTAATAGACAAGGTTTTGGTGATGCTGATGTAGAAATTACTTCTGTATCTGAGTCGTTTGGTTTACCTATGACTGCTGATTATTTCTTTGCTATGACTACTACTGATAAGCTTAGAGACGAAGGGTTAATTAGATTTACTCAGTTAAAGAATAGATATGGTGATCCAGCAGATAGACGTAATTGGTTACTAAATGTAGATTATGCTAAAATGAGAGTAACTGATATGCCTAATCAACCTGTAAGTATAGAAGAACAAAATAGCGCTGTTGCTAATCCTGTAACTGATACTAAACCTATTATGGATATAAACTGGGAATAATGGATCAATTAGATTTTGATAATGAATATTACAATCTTAGTCCAGAGGAATTGTGGGTATATAACAAACTACAACTATCAAATGTCTTAGGTTACAATTGTGGTCCAGTAGGTGTAAGAGTTAAGAGACCTGGTACTTATATTGTAAGACCACCAATTAATTTTATCGGGTTAGGTATGGGCGCGCAATTTATTCATATAGAAGATCTTACAGATCATTTGCCTCCAGGTCATTTTTGGTGTGAAGTGTTTAAAGGCAATCATTATTCGGTTGATTTTGAACACGGAAGAATTGTTAGAGTCACTCAAGGTATTCACGGAGATGATATTACTAAATGGGAAAAGTGGATTGCTGTAAAAAAAGATTTCGCATTTCCTCACGTGTTGTGGCAGTTTAAAGATAAACCAAATGTAAATTGTGAGTTTATAGGTAACAAATTAATTGAAGTTCATATCAGAAAAAACCCAGATTTCTCTTATAATAATAATGTCTTTATACCAGTATGGGAAGGTGATGTTATAGATGTTCCAGACGGGTATAGATATGTTGAATGTTCAGATGTTAATGGTAGAATAGGAGCTTACGTTGATACTACTTGATTACTCATCTATTGCGATGTCGTCTATTATGGTTAGAGTAGATGATTATATGGATCAACCAGAGTTGGTTCGTCATCAGATCTTTAATATTATTCGTCAGTATAACGAGAGGTTTCGTAACGAATTCGGTGAGATGGTTATTTGTATGGATCATACAAACGTATGGCGTAAGAAATTCTTTCCTCAATATAAAGCTAATCGTAAGAAAGCACGTAAACAATCTAAGCATGATTGGACTGCTATCTTTACTATGATGAATGCTGTTAGAGAAGAAGTAGAAAATTATTCTCCTTATCGTTGTGTTCGTATCGAAGGCTGCGAGGCGGATGATGTGATTGCTGCTATTATAGAAGCTAAGAACGATCCTAGTCCTACTGTTATTGTATCTCCAGATAAGGACTTTATACAGCTTCAGAAATATCCTAACGTAAAGCAGTTCTCTAATATTCAGAAGAAGTGGGTAGAACCTGACGTAGATGCTATTACCGATCTAGAAATGAAAATACTTAGAGGTGATACAGGAGATGGTATACCTAATGTTATGTCTGATGATGATGTACTCGTAGAAGATAATGCTAGACAAACTCCTCTTCGTAAGTCTAAGATGGATATGCTTATGAAAGATCCAGAAGCGTTAGGTACTAATATTGCTCGTCGTATTATTCGTAATAGAGATATGATAGATCTATCGCGTACGCCTGCTTATCTTAAGCAAGAGATTCTAGAGTCGTATGCTCAACCTGCTAAAGGTTCTATCAATCGTCTTATGACGTTGTTTACTAAGCATCAAATGAAACTGCTTATTGAAAGTCTCCAAGATTTTGAAGTAATATAAATACTAATGTTATAACAATTAAAGGAGATCCTTATGACTTATGTAATCCCTGATGCTTCTGGTAACAATGATCAGACAGCTATTGATGGAAAAGGTGTAGCGTTTGGTGCAGTAGTACAAGCTTCTGCAGCAGGATTCGGTGTAACAGGTACAGATGGTACTAATACACATGAAATTTTAGATGCAATGCCAATGAATAGAGCAGCTACACAAAATTCAATTGAAGCAGCTTCAACTGTTAATATGGCTACTCAAGATCTATTAACTAGTGTAGAAGTTGCAGCGTTAGCTGACTCTGGACAACATGCAGCTACTTCAGACTTGACATAATATGTCAAAAGCAGTTTTTAGTTTTGGTAGGATGAATCCTCCTACTGTAGGACATGAAAAACTGGTCAATAAAGTGAGAGCGGTTGCTAGAGCTCATAAAGGCGACCCTCTCATTTATCTGTCTCATACTCATAA